TCAACAAGTATTAGGGCTGCTTGTGTACCGGCGGCAACTAGGCCGGGAGATGTGCTGCCAGACACAAAAGCAGTATATGTGCTGGGGGAGGTTGTGCCGACTGCAACGTGATTGTTTGTGCTGTCTACAAACAGCGTATTTGTATCAACGGTCAAGTCGCCGGTAAACGTACCGTCAGTGGCTGTCAGCGCACGGTCAGAGGGGTGTGTCGCTGTCTGGATAGCCTTACCCTGAAACACGACGTAGAAATCGTCAGTGGTGGCAATGCTGCCTGTCATAGTCAGCGCAGTGCCACTCACTGTATAGGCAACACCCGGCTCTTGGCGCACGTTGTTGACGAACACCTCAATCTCTTGTGGATTGCCAACAGCATTGTCGAGAGTGAAGCTAGTGCCACTCCCGCCAGTCAAGTCCTGATAGGCAAAGGATGTAAAGCGTTCTGCCGGTGGATTACCAATATAAGGCATGAGTTACCCCTTACGTAATGTCGAGATGGCTGAGAACAACATCTGCAGATGATGCAGTATCGGATGTTACCTTGATGGTATCCCCCGGCTCCATCACTAGCTTCTGATCACCGCCAACTACAACCAGTGAACCGCCCACAGGAATAGGGGCGTCCTTTACCAAGAACACCTTGTCTTCTGCGCCAGATGTACGTGATGATGCGTCGAGTTCTACATCAATCAGAATCTGAGACGATACCCGGTTGGCAACTGACAGACCAATTACTGTTGTCTCTGTCGATGACGCACATGTAAATACGGTAGCGGTAGATGTACCGATTTCCTTGTCCGTTTCCGATTTGAATGAGTTTGCCATGTGTTATCCCTCTTCGGATACATTATAGATTATTTATTGATATTTGTCAACCCAGTGCGATAGCCATGACCACCGACTGACCTGCAGCGTCAAAGTCCGTAGAGGCAGAGGTTGCTGCTGTCCCCAAGCCCAGTGTAGTTCTTTGTGCGGCAGCATTCGCGTCGTCGAGTAACGCCTTACCTGCTGCTGTCAGATCGTATGTGGCTGCTGTGCCAGAGCCAGTAAACTGTATGCCCTTGTCGGCAGCAGATGTTAGGCCAGCCAGTGCAGCGAGTTCCGCGTCGTACGCCTGTACGTCAGAGCCGATAGCCAAGCCAAGATTCGTACGCGCAGCCGATGCACTAGATGCGCCCGTGCCACCATTGGCAATAGCCAAGTCGCCCGACGACGTAACACCCGACAGGTCGATAGTCGGTGTGGTCAGGGTCTTGTTAGTCAGAGTCTGCGTGGCAGACGCGCCTACAATCTCTTGGTTGCCACCAGCAGGTAGAGTGAGGGTGTTCGTTACCCCTGCAGAGTGTGGCTGTGCTTGCAGGGTCTGTGCGTGTGCGTTGCTCGACTCGCAGTAAAACTTTACCTTCGCTACGCTGCCCGTGCCGGTGCGGATGTCGATAAGACCGTCGGAGATGGAGACGCCGCCAGATGAGCCATTACCGTCGAGGTTGACCACACCAGAACCGTTGGGCAGGATGTCGATGTTGGCGTTCGACGTGGATACGATGTCGTTGCCGTTTACGTCGAGGTTGCCACCGAGTTGTGGGGTGGTGTCAGCGACGACTTCTGTTAGGCCACCGACACTAGAAATCAGGTTAGTGACTGTGACCTTCTTCAGGGCACTGGCATCTGCATCGTGCAAAAGCACCGTGTCGTTAGTGGTATTGACATCGCTAGAAGTGATAGCTGTCTGACCACTGATGACGTTCTCGTTGACCATCGCTGTTTCGACAGCATCGTTAGCAATCGTCACAGCACCTGTAGAGGCGAGTGTAACGTCACCGGAAATGGCCTTGTTGTCAAAGCTGTCGGTGCCGTCGTAGATCAGGATGTGACCCGACGCAGGCGACGAGATGTTTGTGTCGTTCAGTTCCTCTAAGGTATCTTCTGTCTGTATCTGAGCGTCTACGTACGCCTTGATGGCTTTGGCCGATGCGAGGGTGGTGTCCGTGCCAGCAACGCTCGACAGGTCTGTGTCGAGGACGCCCGACTTGAGGTTGTCCACTTCGAGGTTCGACACTGTGTTGTTGTCGGCATCTATCCCTTTGTTCGTCAGAGTCTGCGAACCCGTGAGGGTGGCTACAGTAGAGTCGATAGCAAAGGTGACGGCATTGCCAGAGCCGCTAGTGTCAATGCCAGTGCCACCAGTGAATGTGAGTGTTTCACTATCCAAGTCGATAGAGAGTGCGCCACCGGAATCTGCTTGGAAGTCGAGGTCTTCTGCTGTGAGTTGCGTATCGACATAGGCTTTGATTGACTGTTGTGTAGCCAGTGCAGTGGCACTGTTGGATGACATGTTGTCTTCGTCTAGGATGTCCGTGACTGTTGTGGTTGGCATCGCAATGCTGTCCACATTTGCAACCCCGTCGATGTGCAGGTCTTTAAATTGCTTGCTCGACGATCCAAGATCGATGTCGTTGTTGGTTGTCGGCTCAATCACGCCGTCTTTGAAGACAACCTGTTCTGTGGACGTACCCGATACGTCGATGCTGACTTCGATCTGATTGTTGGGATTATCAACAACGACCTTGTTCTTCGGCGTGGTTTCGCCCGGATCACCGATGAGTCCGATAACCGGACCCTCTGCGGCAGTGCCATCGTGCTTGTGACCAGTCGAGTTATTGAACGCAGCAAGTACCTGATCGAACTCGTCATTAGAGTCCGCTGCATTGATAACGTCGCCGTCAGTGTATGTAGATTGTCTGGTATAACCTGCCATGTATTATCTCCTACCCCCCGGCGTAAATTCGAGTTGATAGCCTTTTACTGAGATGGGGGCTGATCCCTGTGAATCGTCCAAGCGCACTGCTACTGTAAATCCTCCACCCTCTACGCTCTGTCGAACCAGCGGAGTGCCCGATGATCCGTACACAGCAGTGCCGTAAGTCGATGCGGCGAGTCCGTAGAGGGCAATCGCCGCACCCGTAGTTAAATCGTATTCTGTAGGTTGAGGCACGTCTGACGAGTTGAAGTCATAGCGAATACGAAACTTGGAGTTCACAGCCCCGTCGTTATCATAGTTCCAGATAATCCGCTGCATCAACTTTCGAATACCAGCATCACCCATAGTGTAGTCTGGAGAACGATAAATCGCGCTTATATTAGTGCCGTCGAAAGTATTGCCGGTTTCTTGTTTGTGAATGTAACCGTCATATCCACCATGCAAGATTGTTTCTACTCCACTGATGAATCCAGATGCACAACAAGCTGGCTTAATACCTTTAAGGTCAGCATACTCCCAGCCTATACCTCCCTCAACACCTGACTTAATAACTCCTATGATGCCAAGAGCCGCCGATGCTGTCTGTGCGTCTGTGGGAAAAAACAGACGATACTGCGTCTTTCCTCGTATAACTAACGACGACATCCTTTCCGTAGACACGTTGTCTAGTCGAGGCTGTATCTGCTTTGACACGGTGCCAAGCTCAACGTCACCAATCTTTTCCGTACCAGCAACCGTACGTAAACCGTCCGGTGCAAGAAAGACGATGTCACCTGATATCTCTTGGATGCTGAAACCGTCTACACAACCGATTTTTCGCGTAACCGGCACAACTACAAAGTCAGACAGGCTCGAACCCGTGATCTTGAAGATAGAGTCTTCGCAGAAAACAAAGAGGCTTTCACGGAAGACCTTTATGCCCTTGATGATGCCATCAACCTTAATTGACCCTGCACCGCTACCGCCCGTGAAATCATCTTCATCAAACGGCACACTGAAGATAAGTTCCTGTGGACTTGCAGACATGCCTGCGTAGAACACGTGACTCCGAAAGACTTCTACAAACTTGGGGTCTGCCGGTCTGCCGCTGGCACTTACGTCAGTAACGCTAGTATTGTTGAAAACCGATGCAAGGTTTGCACCATCTACAAAGACTACCTTGTCTGTGCCGTCAAAGTTGAAGTTGACGAAATTGTATCGTCCTGCGCTGGTGCGGCCCGTGTCTATTTCTGTCCACGATCCGGTTGCGCCACCCTTAAATACCTTTTCACCACGTGCAGCAATGACTTGATCTTTGTAAATGTGTACGCCAAGAACCTTTTCGGTTGACGCGCTGGTCTGCGGTACGATGTTTGAGTTGAACTTGGCGAACCCGTTGATGCGACGATATCCACCATTGATGTCAGGTTCAAAGTTTTGTAACTGAGTTGCTGACCCCGGAGGAAGCGTGAACGCATCCTTGTCGAGGATCAAACCGCCGCCAAGCCTCACGATAAACGGGCTAAGTAGTGAGGTATCTGGCATTAGACGGCCCTCATGTAATCCTTACGATTGATCAATTCGATACGCATGCGACTAAGACCATCAGTGTAGTCTCGCAATGCAAGCTGGGAAAACTGAACATCTGAACGAAGCATGTGGGTGTAGTACCGAGCGCGGTTTACGATCACATCATGGAAACGCTCTGGGATCGTAGGGGTGTCGGTGTTAGCAGACATATCACTCACTGTTTGATAGTAGTAATACCGTACCGTATACGTGGACGCATCAGGAACAGGAGACAAACCTAGTTTTTGATCAGGAGTTTTGTAAATAAATTCGGGTAAGGCACGAGAATTAGTATCAGGATTTGTATCCGACTCGTTACGTCTCTCCATGTACTCATTGAAAGAAAGATACTTTAATTTTTTTTCTGCAGTTGACGCGGACTCTTGTACAGTAAAACTATCATAGTCAACAGTTTTTGCATCTGATTCTCTGGAATACTCTGCTGTGCCCGCAGTAGTCGTAAAAGACTGACTAACAACAGTAAACGGCCACTCAACTTCGGAGTTGATAATGTCACGCTGTGCCTTGTTGATGAAATCTTTGACGGATGTCTGGATACCGCGTGTCGTAGAAACTGTGGTAATTTCCACTTCATTGATCTCTCGTAACACAGCATTTATAAGTTGTAGGAATGTCATTCTAGTATCCGTTAAGCTTCGCTATCCAGAATTGCAAGCGCTGCCAGCTTGTCTTCAGCATCTGCATAGTTCTGGACCGCCTTGTCCATCTCCTCAAGCAAATCCGGATGCTCACCAATACCCGCCGGGTTGTTTGTGTAATTTGCATATACAAAGAGTGCATCTTTTTGTTGGGCCTCATACTTATGTTTTAATGCTTCGTATGCAAGTCTTTTCATGCCAGTCTCCCTGTACAGCATTATACACTCTTTTTAGTTATTTGGCAAGTAAATTATAGTTTACCGTTATGGTGTATTAGGAGAGCAACAAAGGCACCCATGATGGCAAGGCCAAGAATAAAAAAGATTGTGACGATTGTTACTTCAAGCACCTTCTTGCGCTTGCGAGTTGCAGCCTCTTCTGCTTCTCGTCGGGCTATTCTTGCCTTTGCTTGAAAGCGTTGCCAGTCACCCCACAAACCGGGTCGGCCAGCATAAATCATAATCTGTTTTAATTGTTCTTCTTGTTCTCGTATCTTTTCAAGGGCCATAAATTCTTCGAGGTCTGATCCGCCACCCTTTTTACTTGCCTTACGTTGTAGGTCTTCCTTCGCACCTACAAAGTTGGCAATAGCACTACCCGCAGCGGCAATATCCTTGCCGTTCTGTACCGCTGTCTTGATTACAGCGAAGGCAGCATTTGCAGCAGCAAGTTCGGCTAACATCAGTAAACTCGTACACTTTCATCGACTAATCTAGGTAGGCAGTATGCCGTCACCTTACTTCCTTGTTTGTGAAGGGTTTGCGCGTACCATACGCATTCTCTCAAGTCGCGGAAGTACATGTCGTTGCTGACCCTCCGCTGGTCCTCTCCCGTACCTAGAAAAACGAACAGAAGAAAAACATGCTTCAAAACTCACCTTTTACCATTGCGTCCGAAAGCTTCGTAGCTCGCGAACCAACTTGCTTCGCCCATCTGGAGTCGAGCATCTCTCGCCCAGCGGCGTCAAACTTCCTGTCGTGGATTGCACCCCACATACGCTTGAATTTACAGAGGCGTGGCACGCCCATATTGAAGGCCATGTCCATCAGGATAAGTTGACGTACAGCGTCCAAGTCATTGACGACAGGCTGTACACGACATAGTTCTTCCTCAACAATCCTGATGTCGTTCATGGCAAGATATCGTGCATCCGCTTCAGTAATACCGTGTTCGTACACGATAGCCATCGACGGAATGTCCATGTAATCGAGTTCTTCCTTACTGATCCCCCGGTCTTTTAAATTTCGCCCGATACCAATAGTGTCGATGCCGAGAGTGTCCTGATACACAGTGAGGACCATTCCCTCATGCTGGATCAGCTTATCTAAGAAATGTGATGTGTTATATTTCATTTGTTCGTCTCATGTCCCATCCATACCGCGAACGCTCCCGTCATCGCCCCCGTCACCACACTTACAAGTGCAGCCTGTTGACTCGTCGGGTCCGCCAGTCCCATGAACCACTCCACCACGCGCCATGCTGAAATCGACATTCCCAACATCATCAAACGGGGGAGTATCTTCCATTTCAGGATGCGCTCCATAGTAACTTCGGCCATGCTTACTTCTTCCCAAAGAACTTAGTAGCGCTACGAACGCCAAATGAGGCAGCAACGATAACCCCCAGAGAATACTGATACCATTGCGGCATAGCCTTGAGTTGCTCGAATCCATTAGCTACGACTCCCTCCATGCCCGGTATAAACGCAAGGATCAAGGGCACCGAAAACAAGATAACCAGCCACTCGTCTTTCCACGATGACTGGCTTCCACGTGCCATTTCCAAGTCCCACTCAAGTTCTCCCGTGGCTTTCTTTTCCATGATGGTTGCTTCGGCTTTCGCTCGCGCAACTTTTGCACCAGTTTCAGCCTTTGTTTTTTCGACCTTGCCCTCTAGCCAAGTACCTGCTAGGTTTGCTATTGGTCCGATCAGTGCGGTTAGCATTTCCACCTCTTACGTGCTTGACGAAGACGGCTATTAGGATTCTTTGCTGCCTTCGGAAATTTCTTCATCTGTCCCGCTGAACGGGCACAAAACGACTTGCGGCGCTTGGCTGCTTTACTTCCGGGTTTGACCTTGCCTGTGACTGCAGTCTGAAGCTTACTGCCGGGGTTCTTGCGTCGATACGCAGCTACCCCAGCCTTTGTCATACCCGCACCCTTCTTTGTGGGACGGAAGTTCTTCTTATTGCGGGCAGGCATATTGTCAGGCTTTCTTTTTGCCACTTGCCTTCCTCCTTCTGCCCGAAGCTGTTACGGACCACTTTACCCTGCCGGGGCCGGTCTTCTTAGCAGCTTCCTTCTTTGATATACGCTTTGCAACTTTAGCGGGACGACAAGCGGGGTAGGGCCTCTTCTTCTTTTCGGACCCAGAACGACCGCACTTCTTGCCGGTCTTTACATCCCGCCAGTCTTCCTTGAACCACTTTGTTAAGCCGCCCTTCGGTTTAGCCATTATGCGTACGTCCCGCCACGCTTCTTGTACGTACGAACAAGCCAAGCATTTGCATACGCTGAAGGATAAACATCGAACTTGCGCTTGGCCTCTGCCTTCACACGAGCATAGAGTGCCTTGTTCTTGGGGGTTGCGCCCTTAGACTTCTTCTTGGGTTTAGGTGGTGCTTTCTTTGCCATGCTACTTTTTCCTTTTTGCCGAAGACCGCTTGGTTCCGTTGCGTCCTAAAACCTTTTGAAGAGTTTTATGCTGCCCTGTGTGAGCTTTAACAGCTTTCTTCAAGCCTCTAGCTACCTTTTTTACACGATTTCTATCCCTAGATGTGAGTTGCGCCATTATTTTCTCCTTGCAGTCTGTGCAGCACGACGAAAGTTGGCTTTACTAGGCGCACCCTTGCTTCCGGGTTTACGCATAGTCTCACCACTACCAGCCTTGATGCGTCGTTTTTTGGCTGCAATATTGGCGTATAGTCCGCGACGTGCCATCTGACTACACCTTTACGAGCCTGTAGCCTTTTTTCTTGGCCGCTGCACGAATTGCTGCGAGGGTCATCACAGGACCACCCTTCTTGAAGCCCTTCGACTTCATAGGCTTGCCACCGCGAGCCATACCCTTAGACTTCGTACGACCACCGCGA